TGACACTTTCGCAATGCAAAGAAGCAATGCCCCAGGTAAATCCAATTATGTATGAAAGCAAACGGCTTGTCTGAAAGTTCTGGATATAGACAGACTGTTCAATGACGCAAACTTGAGGGTTGTACTGCTCACATATCTTCTGAACACCGAGTTTGATTGCATTAAACTTTTCCTCAATCGCTGCCCCTTTAGCAAAGGTAATCTTGTCGGTCTTGATTACCTTGATGCCATTGTCATACTCAGTAATAGACCAAGCAAGGGAATGCGAAGCAGGGTCTATTGACAAGACTGTTTTTACATTAGTCTTTTTAAGATAGTTTAACCCCATAGGTAATATTATAACTCATTCCTAAGCTTGGTTTCATCCCAACCCCAAGAAATAAGTCTTTTAATATATCTTTCATGCTTACAAGATTCACAAATATCTTCTTTGTTATAGCTTGATAGTATCGTTGTACAAACCCTTGTCTTACATACTCGTTTTTTATTCTTGTTTAATTTCTTTTCGTAGTAAGCATCAAGTAGTTTTTTATTAGTAACTTTCTTCCGACACTCAGCGCAACAGTACATAGCGTTATATACTTTTGCACTGAATGTCTTTAGACAATCCTCGTTTGAGCAAATCCGACTTTCTTCATCAAACATTGTTATTCTGCATAAGCAGAATTAAAACGGTTCTTCCTTGCTCTCATTTTGCGCCCCTTCTGACCAGCACATCTCAGCAAGATCACATGATGCGCAATGCGCAGATGATCTCTTGTAAGGGTGCTTTGGCATATCGCCATTTTGAAAATCTGTGTAGATAGTGTTGTACTTTTTAAATAACTTATCAACAAACGCATCATCCCTCTCTATGAATACAGGGAGGATTTCTTGGTTATTCTTGTTTTCATAAATTACATACCCGCTATCCAAATCCAGACATCTCAGATAAATCTGTGCCTGCCTGTAGTGGTCATCTTTAGGCTTGTTATACAGTTGCCTGTAATGAAAGCCCTCTGCACTAATTGACTTTAACTCAATTAATTTACGACCGTACCATTCAATGATACCATCCGCAGTGCCTTCAATTGGTGGAGTACCGTATGTTACAGGGATTTCTTCTGCTACAAGGATGCCCATTTCTCTAAAATAGGAGTAAAGTCTCTCATGAACGGCGTGTCCATTGTCAAAGATACGATACGTCTGAGATTTAAAAGAAGTCTGAACCTCTACACCCTGAAAGAGGTAGTTCCAATACCTTTGGCATTGGTTCGTATAACTTGGGTGAAAGCCATTTACTTTCTTGAGGGCTGGCTTATTCCTCTTCTGCAAATGCTCGTCAATTGCATCTGTAATAAGTTGTTCAATAACCGGCTCTTTTTCAACGACTACTGGATTCTTAAGTTGCTTTAGTGCTTTCAATTTGATGTTCCCTTTGCTGCTATTTTGAGAGCGTTAATGTTCTCACTTAATGCTTCATACATTGTCTTCCATATATCATTAACTAACTTATCTTGCTCATTCATGATGCTTGATCTGCGCTTAAACGCTTGTGACTTAACAATCATCTGTGTCCTGTAAGCTGCAAGTACGTTTAAATACTTAATTGCTTGCATACCCACATAGTCACTAGGATTCTCAATAATGTCCTGAATAATCCTCATGCATTCAATAAACTCCTCAGCCTTATCACCCATCTGGCTTGCGAGCCAGTCTGGGTCAACCACTATGTCAGCCATACTATCTTTCTCCTATCGCTCATTGTTCTCACTAACTTTCATGAGTTCTTGTTTCAAATCTTCAATTCGTTTCTCTAAAAAATTGCACCGGTCAATCCAGAATTTAATAACTTTTCTTTGCTCAGAAATCTGTTGAGGCTCTGAGAGATCCGGCATGTTAACCATTCCTACTCCCAAAAGTAATACCTATTGCCCACTTGTACAAGTAGAAGCCAGCATGATATGGCTTTTCACAATAGTCAATCATTACCCCAAATGATCTGAATTCATAAAGCTTATACGCAAAAAATTTCTTATTCATATTCTGATCCTTCAATTAATTCTTTTAATAAATGCCATTCAATTATACCAACTTTTACGTCAGAGTCTTCTCCAAGCACTACAGAAATTAAAGGATGTTTGTAATTTGATTTCCAAGCGTCTTTCCGTAACTTGATCCAAGCGTCTCTTGTTAAAGTAAAAGTCTTACCATTGTGTTTGTAATCAATAATAAACTCATTCATTGTCGCATCACCCTTTCGGATTCCACGACCTGAATTCTTTACTGGTCTTGCACCATCACGCTTTGCTTCTTCTTTTTCATTTCTTTTCATGTTGCTTGTTAGCCTCCGTTAATAGTTGAGCCATTTTTGGTGGAACTGCATTCCCTACCTGAAGCCATTGTGCAGTCTTTGGTCCACTCACAGTATATTTCTTAGGGAACCCTTGTAGAATCAATGCCTCTTCTAAAGTAATCAAAATCGCATCGGGTTGATTCTGTCTTGGTCCATCACCAGGTTTACGCCATGTTGGAGGAGCAACCATTTCGGGCTTAAATGACCCTACAATCGTCGTAGAGGGGCGCTGATGCGCCCAGTGGGGAATGTCATGCCTCTTCAATGCTTTAGCCATAGTAATCTTGTTGGGATTCTTTTCAGGAAAAACAGGTTCTGCAAAATCAGCCCTCGCAACCATAAAACAACGCTTCCTTGATTGAGGTATTCCATAATCAGAAGCATCCAGCACTTCCCATTTTACAGAGTAACCCAACTCTTCAATCTGCTTGACATATTTATTAAAATGAACAAGGTTATTCTTTGACACCAAACCTTTTACATTCTCAATAACGACAAGTCTTGGAACCAATTGTTTAATTGCAGAAATAGTGGCAGGGAATCCATCTCTGGAATCATCAACACTCTTAGCACCACTATTAGCCTGAGAGAACGGCTGGCATGGAGGACTCGCCCACAGCAAATCAATTCCAGGCTTTATGCCAATCTTTTCCAAAACAGATATCCAATCTGTAGTCTCTGTGATTGACATCTTGACCGCTGGCATATCGTTGCTATTATGAGAAACAATAGCGTGATTCCAAGCATCAAAGCCGACTACATCATATCCAGCATTCTTGATGCCTAAAGAAGCACCACCCATACCGCAAAACAAATCTATTGCTTGCATATTTTTTCTTTCTACTAGAGCGAATATTTAACTTGTGAACTCTTCTTTTTTCTCACCGAAGTATGCTTTGGCAAATCCTTTGGTGATCAATTCTTCATTTAAACAAGACGATAATTTTTCATCCGAATATATCTTAGCAAGGATTCTGCCAAATTTCTCTTTCTTGTCAGCAATTGTGTTAATAAAAACAACTGGGTTTTCTTCCGCCCAATGCTTTACAAACTCTTTTGCTTTCAAACCGGCTGCTTTCTCTAGTTTATTGGTAGTCCTGCTCTCTGGGGTATTCACACCATGAAGGCGAACCCTGATTTGGAAGTGAATATCAAAACCAACATCAACAAGGAGATCAACTGTATCTCCGTCAACAACCCCAAGAACTTTTGCTGTGTACCAAAACTTATCCGCCATCTTTCTTCTCCAAGTTGGCACTCTCTTTTATTTCGTCAACAAGGAGTTTAGCCTGAAGAACAGCAGTTGCTGATATTACAATAATCAATGCAACGACAAAAAGTACCATGCATAATTATACCACAGGTTAATAACTCAGGTAATCTCTCAGCTCTTGATCAGTAGGATCCCTAAAGTTATCAATTGATATCAATTTCTTGTATTCCTCAGCGGAGACAACATGGAGAGGGTCTTCCCTTGTGAAGGTGACCATAGATTTGGTATGGTACGAAACCCCTCTTTGAAAGTATATGAAACGAGAAGTGGTGTCTTCTTCTTTTGATACAGGTTTCAACATATCAATACCGACTCTGTTGATTAAAGAATCAAGCATGTAGTCAACCCTATTCTGCCAGTTATATTCTTCATATACGGCTCCGGCTTGTTTATAAAAGGATTCTGATTGTGAATTTATATTGTCATAAGCGTTCTGCATTAAATGCATTAAAGACTCAAAGTCTGCAAGGACAACCTCCCCATGATCATAACCAGTGTGAGTTGTCTTACCTAGTTTTGACTCAATAATATTATCCTTAAAATACTTATCATAAGAACACCATCTGCTTGTTGAGACTACCGGCATTCCTGTTGCAAGAGCTTGTAGAGGAATAAATCCAAAACCTTCGCCCTCTGATGGGTACACAAGTACGTCATGATCATGAAACAATTTAACCATTTCATCTTGCGATAGAGTTTCGTAGATTTTATTAATGTTGCTTGCCTTAACACCACGATTGAACAAATCAAGAACGCTATACCCCTCATTCTCATGGTATTTTAAAGTTAATTCAACATCATTTCTGCTACCAAACAGTTTAATAAAAGCGTCTTGTACCAAATCAGAACGCTTACGAGGGCTTCCCGAATCCACATGAAGGAATCTTACTTTATTCCCTTGACCACGAAGCTTTGGAGTCCACATATCGTCAATGCCATGTTCAAAAACATATGTAGGCGTTGTAATGCCAGAATTAACAACAGCATCTCTGGCAAAATAGTTTCCTACCCAAATCTCATCCACAGCATTCATGGAATCAATCCAATGACTCCACACCTTCGTTGCTTCTAAATGAGTTCCCTGTATCTTGTATTGATGGTCATAGAACTTTTTAAAACCAGGCTGTCTCAAGTCGGTCATGTTGTTTTGGTTATACCACTCTGGCTCCATATAAAACAATTGAATTTGAGACCGAGGATCATTCCTGGTCACCTTTAAGGTTTTACCATCATGCTGATACTGGGAGAAATGCTTACAAATTCGGTTATACCCGTAGGAATAACCATTCTTCTGTTTACCGCTCCTGATGTGATCGTCAGTATGTATTGAAAAAATCATTTACGAATCCATTTTCTCCAAAAGTATTTGCTTCTGAATGACCGCCTTATCATCATCTGACAGGTCAATCGCATTCATGCCATTCCACTTCTTATCGTTATAAGAATACCATGCTCCACGGCGTTGAATAATATCCATCTCAACTGCGATATCAATAATCTCACGATCAACGTCAATCTGTCCTGCCTGTGGTAGTACATAATAGAATCCTGTAGCACCGATTGTCGGAATCTGCTTCGTCTTTTCAATTGTCCACACCGCACGTTGCGAAGTAATAGTATGAGCATCATCTCGCTCCATCTCCTTAGAAGACATTGACAAGAACAACTTCACAATATTATGCATATTATGGTGAACAGTATTACCCATCTTAGCTTTAGTAACAGCAAACATACCACTCAAGTCAACTGTCTGATGAGCAACAAACAACATAATATTCTTCTCCTTATGGAGATAGTTAACCAGCTTCTGAAGAAGATAACCCTGTGAACGAGACTGAAGCCCCATTGCCTTACCGCCCTCAGGCTTATCATAAAACTCTTCTTTAATAATGTTAGACAGTGAGTCAAACAAGAAGATGTGTTTCTCCACATCATTCGTAAGATACCCAATCAATGCCTTCATAATCTCTTCAACAATAGTTGATTGAATAACAACAACATCCTCAATATTGACTCCGCACTTCTTTGCGTACTCATCGTTATACGAATACTCTGAGTCAATAATTACAGGGCGATAACCACGCCTCTGTGCTTCCGCTAGGATTCTAAAACACATTGTCGTTTTACCAACAGAAGGCGTTCCCCAAAACAAATGAGTGGCTCCTGTATTCAAACCTCCGCCGAGCGCACGATTCAACCCAACACTTGGCGTGGGAATGACCTCATGAATCGGCATATGATCGCCTTTTCTTTTATCTACTACTAGCATTACTTCACCTTTCCTGTGAAAATCATTCTACCCGTCTTCAATG